CAGATTGTCTTTGAAGAAATAAATGACTTTGTAGAGAAGTATTCTAAACCTCCAACTCAAACTGTTTTAGAAATAGAGATTCAAAACAGAAGAGATTTATCAGAAACTGAAAATAGTGGTGCATTAGAACTTTTAAAAACACTTGATAAATCAGAGGTTGATTATGATTGGTTACTAAAAACAGTTGAACAATTCTGTAAAGATAAGGCTGTATATAATGCAGTTGTTGATAGTATAAAAATAATAGAAGATAAAGATAAGAACAACACACCAGAATCTATTCCTAGTATACTATCAGATGCACTTGCAGTTTCTTTTGATAATCATATTGGACACGATTATATTGATGAGTCAGAAAGACGATTTGAATACTATCATAAAAAAGAAGATAGAATACCTTTTGACTTAGAATACTTTAATAAAATTACTAAAGGTGGTTTACCTAACAAAACTTTAAATGTTGCACTTGCTGGTACTGGTGTTGGTAAATCATTGTTTATGTGTCATATGGCTGCATCAACTTTGATGCAAGGTAAAAATGTTTTATACATTACATTAGAGATGGCAGAAGAAAAGATTGCAGAAAGAATAGATGCAAACTTAATGAATCTATCTATTGATGATTTACACGAACTACCAAAGAAAATGTTTGATGATAAAATTAATGGTATATCAAAGAAAACAGTTGGTAAATTAGTAATCAAAGAATATCCAACTGCATCTGCACATAGTGGTCATTTTAAAAGTTTAGTAAAAGAACTTGCACTCAAGAAATCATTTAAACCAGACATTATTTTTATAGACTATCTAAATATATGTTCATCAACTAGATTTAAAGGTAATGCAAGTGTAGGTTCATATTTTTATATTAAGGCGATTGCAGAAGAACTTAGAGGTTTTGCAGTTGAATCTAATGTTCCAATAGTATCTGCAACTCAAACAACAAGAAGTGCATACACTTCAACAGATGTAGGACTAGAAGATACATCAGAAAGTTTTGGTTTGCCTGCAACTGCTGATTTGATGTTTGCATTAATATCTACTGAGGAATTAGAAGATTTAAATCAGATAATGATAAAACAATTAAAGAATAGATATAATGACCCCACAATGAACAAAAGATTCATATTAGGAATAGATAGAGCAAAGATGAGATTATACGATGTTGAACAAGTCGCACAAAAAGATGTGTTAGACTCTGGACAAGATGAACCAGTCTTTGATAATACTGGTGTTGGAAAAAGATTAGGAGAAAAATCTTATGAAAAGTTTTCCGACCTCAAGATATAAAAAGTATAAGATAAAATACTATTATGATGTTGAATGGAGAAATAAAGAAGCTGTCTATGTTGTTGTTGAATTACCAACAAATGATGTTGTCCAAGTATTCAAATTCAAGGAAGACGCTGAAGAAATGGTTTCAGATTTAATGACTATTAGACCGTTTGGTAGAGACCCTTTACCTAAATTCTTAAAGGAAAAAAAATGAAAGATGACCCAACAAAAGACCACCCACCAATATGGGGTAAAGATGGTAGTCAAGTATTATTTAAAGAAAGATATCCAGTTGTTCTTAAAACATATCATAAATGGAAAGATTTAAATCCTTTATTAGAAAGATATATTCGTCAACAAGGTGATAGAATAAAACATAAGTCAAATGTAAAAGCACAAATGACAGAATGGAATATGCAACTAGAAGCTGGTGGTGAACATTTTCAAGAACTTGTAAACTGGGTTAGAGAAATTTCATTAGAAATATCACCAGTACAATTTATACCAGATTGTTATGATGTTTGGGGTGCAGTATATAAAAAAGGTGATTATACTATATCACACGACCATTGGCCTGCAATATGGTCTTGGACATACTATGTAAATGTTACAAGTCAATGTTCTCCACTGGTATTTACAAACACGGATTATAAAGTGCAACCAACAAATGGATTATTAGTAATATTTCCAGGCTGGGTTAAACATAAAGTATTACCACAAGAAAACGACCACGAAAGAGTTATGGTCGCTGGTAATCTAAACGCAAGAAGTGGAATGTTTTAGGGACTTGACAAATGTTCAATTTATAAATATAGTATATACAACTATGGAAAAATTGAACTATGTTAACATTTAAAGAATTCTTATTAGAAGATAAACAAGGCAAAAATCTACACCTTGAACACCTAGAAGATGAGATACTCAACTTTGGTGTTGGTGGGGGTAGAGGTGCAATTAATTTTCTTCAATCACTTAGAGATATGTTATCTGGGTCATCAAAAGGTTCAGTTAATATGACTGTTAAGTGGGACGGAGCTCCTGCTATATTTGCAGGCGTTGACCCTTCAGACGGCAAGTTCTTTGTCGCAAAGAAATCAGTATTCAATGTAAATCCAAAGTTATATAAAGAGGAATCAGAAATAGATGTTTCTGGTGATTTAAAAGATAAGTTTGCAATCGCACTCAAAGAATTTAAAAAACTAGGAATAAAAAATGTTATTCAAGGTGATTTGATGTTCACCAAGAAAGATTTAAAAAAGGAGAAAATTGATGACAAAACCTTTATTTCTTTTCAGCCTAATACTATCGTGTATGCTACACCTATGGGTTCTGAACTTAGTGGACAAATCTCTAAAGCACAAATTGGAGTCGTATGGCACACAACCTACGAAGGTGATAATCTACCATCAATGTCAGCAAAATTTGGAGTGGACATAAAAGGATTAAAAAAGATAGATAGTGTATGGATGGATAATGCTTCATTTAAAGATGTTTCTGGTAAGGCAACATTTACTCAATCAGAAACAGATGAAGTAACATCATACTTATCAACAGTAGGTAAGATTTTTAGAAGAATAAATTCATCATTGTTAGAGAAGTTTATTAGACTTCAAAATTCAATGGTAGGGAATTTGTCTGGTGCTTCTCTGAAAACATATAATAATTTAAAAGTAAGAGAAGGACAAACTATCAAAAATGTAAGACAGCATGCTCAAGGATATCTTGACCATATTGCAAATCATTTTGATAAGAATAAAGACAAAGTAAAGACACTCGGTGCAAAAGAAAAGATTGAAAGAAATAAGAACGAGTATCTGAGAGAGTTTAAGAAACATATCAGAAATATAGAAAGTGTCATTTCTTTTCAACAAGCCCTTGTGGCCGCAAAGATGTTAATTGTTAAAAAGTTGAATTCAGTTAAACAACTGACGGACACCTTTATAAAAACAAAAAATGGATTTAAGGTTACAAATCCAGAAGGTTATGTCGCAATTAATAATGATGGTAAGGCCGTAAAACTTGTTGATAGAATGGAGTTTAGTTTTAATAACTTTACTGCAATAAAGAATTGGGATAAATGATGAAAACATTTAAACAATTTTATATTTCTGAGGAATTAAGTTCTAGTGAAGAATTGCAAGAAGCACTTAAACTTGTTGAACAAATAGATTCTAAGATTTCTGGTATAAACGGAAAAACAGAACTAAAAGATGATAATAAAAATAGAATACAAATTACACAAGTTGTTCCAGATAAAGATAGAATAAAATTTTGTGCATTAGCAAAAGAGGTTATTGAAAATGAAGAAGAATTTGAACTCATACCTCTTAATACTGCAAGGTCAGAAAAAGATTATCATTTTAGACATAAAAAAATTTCAAGGTCAATTTATGTAATACTTAAACCCTCTGGTGCTAGTGGTAATGTTAGAGATGACCCTAATGAACTTTTAGCAGGAATATTTTCTTGTCTTAATTATTCTAATCCTACCACTATTCAAGAATTAGATTTGTTAATTGATTTAGCGAAAGAAAATGTAAGTAAAAGTGAAGGTCATACTCAAGGTCAAATTAATCTATTTGATAAAGCATATGACAATGCGTGTCAAGCTATATCTGCAGCTAACGGTATTAAAAAAATGTTGGGTGGTAATGCAGAAAAAGTTTTTATGACAGGCAAAAATTGGCCTAGTGAAGTTGAGAGTTTTAAAGTAGATGCTTATGGTATGAGAGATTTTAATTCATCAGACATTATTCTTAAAAAAGGTAAAACTTATTTTGGTGTATCTTTAAAAAAGAAAAAGTCTAAAAAAAGTGAAGACCCAACAGTTATTAATAAAGCATTTGATAGTTTGTTAAATGGTAACAAATTTAAATCAGTCAAAGAACAACTTGAAAGAAAAAAAGAACAATTTTATGTAACTATTATACAAAATGCAATGAAAGAAAAAAAATTAGATAAAAGACCAGTGAGTGTAAAAAACTGGAAAACATTTTTAGGTGGTGGAAAAGAAGGAACTAAAGTAAAGTTAGGTAACGATTATGTTAATAAATCGTTAAAGACCACTGGTTCTTTATTCAAAGATATTGCAGATATAATTAAAAAAAATGAAAAAGTGATAGGTGAAAGTTTAATTAATTTAATTTTAAAATTAGATTTAAAAGATTTACAAAAAAATAATTTTATGTTCTCTTTAGTAACTGGTAATGGTAGATATTTACCTACAAAAGGTGCGATTATTGAAGACGCTGATATTTATGATATAGATACAATAGTAGAAAAAATGGATAGTTTGGGTTGGTTAGATAGAGAAATAAAAATAGAATTTAATAATAGAAGACTGCAAGCGTTTGATGTTGGGGCAGGTTCTGCTAAATTATTTTATGTTTTAAAAGTAGGTAAAATGGATATAGTTAAATTTGAAATAAGATACAAAGGTAATTTTTCTTCTCAACCACAATTTCTTGGAGTGTTTACCAATAAATTTAAGGCATTATTGAAATGAAAACATTTAAACAATTTATAGAAGCACCAAGAATACCTAGAAAGAAAGGTCAACCAGCAGGGTCTGATAAACATTCTGATTTATATACAGATGAGAATCCTAAAGGTACAATACACGGACTAGGATTTAAAGATGAAAAGACTGCAAGGGCAAGTGTAAAGAAAATAAATAATAGTAATAGAAAACACGCACACAAAATACAAGCTGCGATTGCAATGGAACAAAGAGCAAAAGTTGCTGGTAAAACAAAAGAGGCTGCAATCTATCGTGCTTATATAGAGAAGATGAAAAAGAAAACAAAGGAAATGAACAAATGAAAACATTTACAGAGTTAAAAAAGTTTGTTATGGATTTAGATGATGATGTAAGAGATATGTATTCCATAGACCAAGAGATTGTTGAGATTATGGATAGTGAAAATCTTGACGAAGTTACTGCGATTTCTAAATTTATACAAAGAGCAAGAAAGGCAGGAAGAAAGTTAAGAGCGAAATCTGCAATGTTTGTGAAGAAAAGAATGAGAGCATTAAAAAGATATAAAAAACCAGAGGCAATAAAAAGAATTGCAAGAAAGAAAGCGATTGATTTATTAGTGCAAAAGATATACAAACTTCCATATAGAAGTTTACCAATGCAGAGGAAAGCACAGATAACTCAAAACTTCTTATCTAAACCAAATATTAAAAAGAAGATTAATAAGATTGCGAAGAAACAAGAAAGAAAAGTAAGAATTGCAGATAGAGAGAGAATTGCAAAAATGAGAGCAAAATAATGATAGAAGAAGGGCCTATGAAAGAACATATTGAAAGAAGTAAAGAAGGTGTAATTGTTGCAAAATATATTACTTACACTATAAAAGATGGTATGTTGGTAAAAGAAGTTAGTAC